CAGCGGCACGGGTGATTGTCAGATCATTGTCGCTGACTGCTGTAACATCCACAAACTCTTGCTTGGTCAACACACCCTGCGCGTTTCTCAGGCTCAGCTGAAGTCGGCAAAAATCCCCCGGAGCAAGCGCCGGAGGAGGTGTACCCACCGTCATAGTCGTGTCAGCATCGGTTATCGCCGCTGACAACAGCGTCACATAATTGTTTAAGTATTTCCGTGCCATAATTTACCCCTTGTTAGCTCCAAACCCAGCCATCGCCACCACCAATCGTGCCGCCGTCATACCCGCCGCCACCAGTGGGGTTTCGTTCACTCGGCAAATACCCGCCGGTTTCACCGGCTGGCAATATCTCCAGCCTGCGCCCTGTCGCGTCATACCTACCGCCCTTGTATTTGCCGTTCGGGTCGTACAGTATCCACTGACCGTTGCCGATAGCGCAGACGCGCCGTTCTTCTCCGTCTTCGTTACAGATCGTGATGCATTCGTTGCACTGCTGCGCTTGAGCGGATGCATCGGGGTCGCAGCTTGATGCGGTTATGCATCCGTCTGCGAGCGTGTAGTTTGTAGTGTTGTCAGACTCCCAGTCTTGGCAGTCTTCGATGATCGGGGCTTCTTCTGTGCAAAATTCAGCTTTGCACGGCGGACTGCCATTACAAGCGTTCCTAGCTACATACCCTAGCGATTGCCACAGGCCAAGTACTGCATAAAAACCGTCGATAGAATATCTAGTTGGATTTCCAGACTGATCTGTCTGTGTTACATCACCGACCCGTATGTCTGTTACGTTTACCCCGTCAACGGCGTTTGGCCAGCCTTTGTTCATCGCTCCGGTAGGCGATGATGCGTAATAATTGCAGGGATCGTCAGGTGGTGAAATTCTGATCCACACATAGCCAAATTGCCACTGCGGATCAGGCCGCGAACAATCCTTGCACGTCTCCGGCTGCGGAAACCCTCCCGGTGCGAACGTAATAGGATCGCCGGTTTCGCAGTCTGACCATTCAGACTCTCCATCCCCATCCTCATCACCGATATCCGGCACTTCCGGCGGTGCGTCTTCGTCTATCGGGTCTTTTTCGCCGCTTGGGTCGTCTGGATTGCCGTCACCCTCGGTACAACAATCATCTTGCAACTCGTTATACCCACCGAGCGTGGTTTTGATGCCGTCAATAACGCCGCGTTTTTGCAGGTCGCCAAGCGCTGATGCCAGTGCCTCGGAATTGAGCGCGATGCGGCGTATAGCGTCTATCAGTGTTTTTTGTGCTGTAGACATGGTTCACCCGTTAATCAGTGTTATGCCGTCAATCTCTAGCGGCACATCGTATGTTAGTCCTGACTTTTTCTGCTCAATTTCGTCGGTGTACTGCTCGCTGATGTCACCTATTTCGAGCTGGAACGCACCCTCTTCGGTGTCGTATTCAGCGGCGCTGTCGATAGACACGCCTGCCGGTAGCGCAGCGGGGCGGCTTGGTGGTGTCCAGTTCTCTGATGGTGGCTGCATGCTGGTATCCATGTAACTGACCGCTACGCGGTAGCTGGTCTGGCGAACGCCATCAGCAATGCGGTACTCCAGCCCAACGAGCTGGCCTGTGGTTTGCACGATGCGGTGGTTGAGCTGCACGATGTCACCAAGGTTGCGCGGATCAATATCGTGCCGTACCCAACTGCAGTAGTTTTTGCGATGGCTGGCAATCAGCTCTTTTTTGCCGATCAGGTATGCCGCATTGAACGCCTGTTGCAGTTCGGTGCGTTTGTTATCCGCCTGCGCCTGCACGGCTGCGCGGGATGTGTCGGGGTCGCGCTTGTTGGCTTCTTTGTAGTCTTCTTCCCACAGGTTGCGGTCGAACTCGGTGTCGATCGCGTAGTTGTGACTGCTGCCTTCGACCTCTTCGCCGTAGGCGTCTACTGACTGCGGTGCGATCAGCTTGATGGTGTACTCTTCGCGCACCGGCTGCGTCACGCGGCGCTTGAGTGTGGCTTTGATACCCTGCGAGTATTTTTTCTTTCCGTATGGTCCCCAGTAGGCATCCAGCACATACTGCATGCTGCCGTCCCTGCGGCGGTAGTTTCTAAACCGTTCAAGCGGGTAAAACGTGTGGCTGATCAGCTCCCACGCTCCGAGCGATTCGATTTTCTGCAGTAGCTGGTCGCGGTCAAATGTGCGCAAGTCGTAAGGCGCTACCGGCTGTGAACTGTCGGGCAACATTCGAGGCTTGTATGCATCAACCAGCGTGGATACGCTACGCAGCAGGCTGTACCGATACTGCATCGTGATCGTGACGCTGTTGCGTACCTCGGAGCGGGTCTGGAACTCGGTGCTCAGGTCGTTGTATGACACCTGATCATTAGTCACGACAAAATCTACCGGTTTGCCCGTGGTGCCCCATGAGTGATAGCGCAGGCTGCCATCGCGTGTGTAGCCAAGCGATCCTGCTGCGGTGCGCATCAGCTCTGTGACGTAGTCGCGACCGGTGGCATCATCTTTTTGGGTCACGCTGGAGAATACCGCGCCGGTCATTTGCCGCAGTTGCTGCTGCGATTCGCGGCCTAGTCGTTCGTCACGCAGATCGGAGCAGCTGAACGCAATGCCGCCGCGAACATGGTCATGTCGCGCTGTCTCAATCCAGCCGGTGAACAGCGGGATAATCTTGCTATTGATGTCGGACGGGTCTGAGTGGGTTTCGATGCGGATGCTCTTGCCGTGGAACGATGGGATATTGACCGCTGCGCCCATCTCAACAAACAGGAATATGCTTGCTGTAGCGGCTTGATCTTCGTTGAACGTGATCCGCACGCTGTCCAGCGCGGTCATGGCGGTTACGTCAGTGCCGTTGATGATGACGTAGGCGGCGGGTGGCCTCACCTCAGATGGTGCCACGCCTGCACCGAGTACGCGCTGTTGTAGTGTCACAATCTGCCGAGCACGGTCAATCTGCTGCACCGACTGGCTCAGTGTAATCAGCTGCGCCGCTGGATCAACCAATCGCACCTGTTGAGACAGGACAACCGGCTGCGACTCAGCCGACAGGATGCCGTACTGACCTGCTATAACCGCTTGACCCGGTACTCGGGAGCCAATCGCCATATTACGCCCCTGTCGCCACGATCACGGTTTCAGGCTTGGCAATTCCCAGCTCGACCGATACGCCTGCTGTAGTCACGGCATTGGTCACGCGGATATGGATCTCTTGCCGACCTGACACACCGGACGTCAACGCCGTGCCAAGACTCAGCGCAGCGCCTGCAACGGCGGTATCCAGCCCTGCCGCCGTGGTTGCCAGCTTGATCTCGGTAGCCTCATGGCCTGAGCCGGTATCGGTATCGGTGATCGTTAGGTTGATATTGCCGCCTGCTGCCATACGCATCTGATATGAGCCGTTATCCACGGGGTCAAGCTCTACATCGGCATAGTACAGCACCCGGTCTTGCGGGTTGTCCGAAAAGTCCGAGTTATGCACAAACGACAGCGTACCGCCGAAGGCTGTCGTGCAAGTCGCATCAGTGTACAGTCTCCACGCCATTACTCATCCCCTCCGGCTGCTAGCTCATTGTGTAATTCTATCAGGTTTTGCTTTGTCATAGCTTGCCATTTACCGTTTGGGCATGAATGCCCCATCAGGTACGCCTTACCTTTACCGAACAGTAAGGGGGATGCTATAAAGCATCCGCAGCCCTTTGGGGGCATGGCACATCTTCTCAACACTGGCCGAAAGAGGTCACATTCCTCACATATTCTTATGCGACCAGCTGCGACCAGCTTCTTTATCGGTTTCAGCTCATTCATACGGCAGTACTCACTGATTGCAGGGTTGAGGCCAGCGACTGGAGGAATGTGGCGTCACCACTAACAACACCCTCAGTTGTGCCGCCATCTTTCTGCACTTTTATCGTGATGCTGCCTTTAGGGGATTCGCTTTTTGTCATATGATCTGCGATCTTTCTCAGATGCTGCTCAGCCTCAATATCGGCCTTCAGCGCAGCTTCTTGGGCTTTTTCTTTAGCCTCTGCTTTGGCCTGAGCCTCTTTAAATACACGCTCATAGTCTTGGGCAGTCAAAGGCTTCTCGTTTGGAGTGGCGAACATATCCCGCGCTGCTGCACCAAGGTTTTCAATCGCCGCTCTCATACCTTCAACATCAAAACCGCCAGCACCCTCGTAGCGATTGGCCATGGTTTGCAGACTGGCAATATTCATCGCTGCCGCTCTTGGGTCAAGCAATCCCTTATCGATCTTTTCCTGAAACCTTCTTGCGGCAGCTTCAAAAACCTCAGCCGACCTAAATTGCTTGTCCTCCACCTTTGAGCTGTAATCGATAGTACCTGTGTCGTTGCCGCCTTTTATTCTACTGTTCAGGTCGCTAGTGTATGCCTTCTGCAGCTCGATCATCGCAGCTGTGTTCTTTACGGATTCTTCAGCCGATCTCTTTGTTTCGTCAGCAAGCCTATCCTCAGCCGAGCGGCTCTCGTTGATCCGCTGGCGCAACTCTTCGATCTGCTGGCTGACAACGTCAGTCCATCCGCCTTGGCCTTGTAGCTCTTGGAGCTTCTTGATGTCTTCATCAAGCATGGCCCGAGTGCCTTCAAGGTTTTTCTCGAAACTCTGTAATCCGGTATCGCTGAAATTTACGCCAAACTTTTGCGCCCATACCGAAGGAGTGAAGAAATTGAGCACTTCCGCCGCGGATTCACCAGCTCCGATAATAGCCTTCTGAATTTTCTTCCAGCCGATCTCGATATTGCCCAACGCTTTTACAAAGTGACCAAACCCGCGCAGCCCTGCATCAACGAAATTGAGAACCCAATGGCTCACAACCTTTGCTGCTTCAGATGCTCCACCCATCTGCTTGATCCATTCGACCACCTTGTCAATCATGAGCTGTAAAGCTGGCGCAACGCTCGCAGTGACATGGTTTCGGATACCGTCAAATATCTGGGCGAGCTTTGATCGACTGTCGTTGAATGATTCAACTGCAGCGGCTTGTGATCGTGTAAGCGACAGGCCCAGCTCATCAAACTCTGAGCGCAAATCCTCAAGGTTTGCAGCCATTGTGTTGACAAGACCTACACCCTCCGTGTCGAATATCTGCATAGCGAGACGCACTTTATCGCCCTGATTGCTGATATTCCCCATGGCTCGGGCGATAGCTTGGAACTGTTGATCCGGCGACATTGCATTGAGCTTAGATGCACTAAGGCCAAGCTCCTCAAGTGCATTCTTTGCCGCACCTGTCCCCTGAGCTGCTTCAGCAACCCGGCGGGTCATTCGCTGCAAGCCTGTGTCAAGGCTCTGCATAGATACGCCGGTCTGATCAGCGGCGAACCTCAGGAACTGCAATTCATTGACAGCGATGCCCAGCTTGTCTGCATGCTTTGCAAGCTGGTCGATAGCAGTAGCCGAACGTGTTATTGCAACCGATATACCCGCAAGAGACAAACCATACGCCGCCAATGCGCCCGTGGCTGCTTTGACCGCGCCTCCGAGCGCACCAAATACTGATTTGACTCGATCAGCCTGCCGCTTGGCCGCATCTGCAAAGCGAGTAACCGACTGGCGAGCATCGGCCATGCCCTTTTTAAACGCCGCCGTTTGCGCTTGCAGCTTTACGACAAGATTGCCGATGTTCGCCATACTGTTATCCTCCGAAGATCCGTGCGGCCTTCTCTGCGTCGCTCATTGTGCGCGACTTCTCAATCTGATTTTCAATCTCTTGGCGTTGCCGCCACTTTTCATCCCGTGTCCGATCCAGTGCCGTTAGCTGTACGATGTCCCACTTTGACGCCCTCTGCCGGAATTCGCTCGGCAGCATTTTGAGCTTTTCAGCAAGGGCCACCGACAGCAGTGCCACCGGATCGGCCATCAGTTTTTTGCTTCAGCCTCGATCTCTTCATCCGAGATACCGTTGAGCTTGTTGCCTTCTGCCGTGATGCGCATCAGCGTCTTAGCCGGAAGGTCTGCCAGCTCTTGGTGATCGTCAAACATGCGATTGCCAGCATCGTCAGCGATCAGATATGCGGCATACAGCAGTGTGGTATCTTCGCCGCTCATACCATCCGACTCTTGTGCGAACTGGTTAGACTCGCGCATAGACAGCAGGCGCAGGCCAACTTCGCCGCCCAGCTCTTCAACGTGGACGGAGCCGCCGTTAGCGTTACGGGCCTTTAGAATCTGGTCTTTAGTCAAACGTGCCATGGTCAATCCTTCTAAGGTAAAAAGGGGCCGAAGCCCCAGACGTTACGGAGACGGTGCAGGTGTGCGAGTGATCGCGCCGGTGATGCGGACAGACCATGTGCGGGTCAGGTCAGTATCAACACCAACTTCAATCGGCGACTCGGTCAGCAGGCCGTCGAAGGTGTGAACCTCGCCGTTGCTGAAAGTCACGGTCCATTCGCGGGTCGGTGCCTCGGTAGCAGCCTCCTGCAACAGCAGTTCAGCCTGACCGGCGTCAGTCGGATCATAGAACGTGGTGATGGTGAACACGCCGTTATCCTTAAGGCCGTAGCCCCACTCTTTAGCAGTGGATGCCAACGTGGTGCGGTCACGCTCGGTGCGAGTACCGGGCGCGAAGGTGCCAATGCTTTGAACCTGACCAATGGTTTGTGCGGCATCAAGCGAGTCGGCAACGGTGATGGCCGTGCCCTGTGCGTCGATAAACATGTTGAGAGTCCTCTCTATTAAAGGGTTGACTGACTATAGTCGTTCTCAATTATAGCACGGTAATTGATAGGTTGAATCAATACAATCAGGCACAAAAAAGCCCGCTCAATGGCGGGCTATCTTATCGGGTGACTCAGCGCGTATGATGCACCCTATACTCAATCGACACCGGCACCATCAGCCAAGACTCTTCCCGCATCGGCTGGCCTACACTGATTGAGCGGATGCGCAGACCTGACAGGTCTCTGTCAGCGGCGAAGTGGTCTGCAATGGTATCAGCCTGTACCAGCGCTGCACCGGTGCCCTGATCCAGCGGTGTAAATACGCTCACTTGGTACACGCCCAAATGCTCCTCGCTGCCTTGGATCGTCTCAAGTGCGCTATCGGCTGGCAGCAGGTCAGGGCGAATCCACAGCGTGCCGGTAGTGGGCGTGAACGGCACGTTGGGCCATGCGGTTGCAGGCAGCGACGCCAGTTGCGCTAATCGGCTGTTCAAGGTGTTCATGATGGTGGATGCGATGGTCATAGCTGGTTGTCCTTGGCTGCTTTGTTCAGTGCGCGTTCAAATTCTGACAGCGTGACTCGCACCATGCCGGACGGGGCTTGCTTGGAGTAACCGCCAACAGTCTTAGGGCCGTCTCCCCACCCCCCGAACTCAGCAGTCTGCGCGTAAGGCAGGTTGTTGTGGATCGCAATATACCCGTGCTTTGAGGCGTTGAACCCATTCACCTTGGACTCTTCGGCACTGGCATTCGACTGGCTATACCGGCCAAGCGGTGTGCTATCAGTGCGGCTCTTTTCGCCACCATCCACGCTGTTGATTGATATCTGCCAATTACCCTTCAGCCGCCCAGTGTCGACAGGTGTGCGCTTGACTATGCCGGTATAGAGCTGCATGGCGGTGCTGGCTATGGCATCGCTCATGCTGATCTCAGTGGTGTCCACCCAACGATCAAACGCCGCCATAAACTCGCTGGTGTTGATCTCAGACACGGCCCTGCACCACGTAGACTACATCAGCGCCACTCATGCGCACCGGATAAACATCCATAATCCGATAGGTAACAGAATCCATCGTCACGGTATCGCCCACTGCCGGACGGGTAGCCAGCTTGGATAGCACCAGCTTAACATCGCCCCGCTGCACCACAGTGCCGTCAATCTCAAAACTGTTGTACTGGTCTGGCGCAGCATAGCCGGTCTGAGTGGTAGTGGTGCCAGCGCCCACAGTGCCGGTAGCCGGATCGAACGCGCCTTCGGTTACGCTTGTCACGGTGCAAGGCTCGCCCAGCCTGGCAATGACCTTGCGCATATTGTCAGACATTGCCATCAGTGCAAAATCTCCACGTAGAACAGCGGAACATAGGCATCATCGCCGCTTGTCATGGTCAGGTGGTAACAGAGCGTTTTCGGCATCAAAGCAGGTCACGATAGCGGATTCGCCCCATTGAGGTACGTACACTTGTGCTCCTATGATGCCGGTCATGCTCAAGCCCTCGTCACGTTAAACGTAGCACCACCTGCACCACCTGCCAGAAACGGACGCAACAGCGCATCCAAACGGCGGTTGACGGTAGCCGAAACGCCGCCGTCAGTGTATTCAATTTCGACCGGCCCGGCCTTTTCGCGCTTCACGCCACTGGTCAGCGTACCGGCTGGATCATTACCTGCGTCAACGGCCAGAGCTGCCTCATATTCAGCGTTTACGATCTGCGCCGGTACTGAGTCGGATGCCAACAAAAAGCCGTCCAGATAGACGCCTGAGCGCGGCCAGCGTGCATCAGCCGATACGGCAGCGCCCTTATAGCTCTGCGCCTCAATGTAGTCATGCGCCAGCGTCAGCAATGCGGATGCCGTGCCGGTCAGCGTAATGCCGCGCTCGGCAGCGTAGTCGGTTAAGCCTTGTTCGGTGCCGTACATTTAGAACCCCTCATAATCATCAGCCAGCATATCAAGGATTGTGAATTCCTGTATCATTCCTCAGGCTCCGGCTCGGGTGGCGGCGCGGTCTTGCGCTTCTTGCGCTTCTGTTGTTGCAAGTGAATGCGATATTCGGCACTCCCCGGCGGCGCGTATTTCTGCTCAGATTCGGTCGCCATAGCCCATCCTTTCTAGTGTTTCAATGAACCCTGTCACAATCTCAGAATGCCGCCACTGCCCATAAGCCGCACGGCCAAAGTATTTACGTCTACGTTCAACGCTCGGGCATGCCTCGCCACTTAGCTCAGCGTAGGGCGCAACGGGGTCGCACACCACGGGAACCCCGGCCAGCAGTGCATCGTGGCCCGTATTGCTATTGTAGCATACCACGAACTTTGCACCTGCTAATGCGGTCTTGAGATCCCCTCGATTGGTTAGCTCAGGCGGCGAACTGAACGGCTGCGTAACAGCCCCAGGGTGAGGCCTGAACAACACCCGCTCACCTCGTGCTGTGTAATAGTCCCACTGATCCTTGAGCCATGCCGGATAATCTACATCTAACACGGCGGCATCTTCTGGTACCTGGCCGCATAGAAGCACATAGCCATCCGGTACAGGGTCGCGCTCTTGGATGCCTAGACCCACCGCATCAAATCGATCCGGTGGAAAATCGCCTATTGGCAGATTGTTTAGATGATCCGGCGATAGCTGCCAATGGCCCACGTTCGGGTTGCCCTTCTTATTGATTCGGTCGAAGTAGCCCCATTCTAGGATCAATGCCCGTTTATGCTTCGCGGCAAAGTCTCGGTGGTCTTGTCGCCAACCTCTGACAACGGCAATGTCTGCTTCACTGGCTGTGTAGTCGTAGACGATGTGCCCTTGGTTTTTGAGCCAGTTCGCGAGCGTCCGCGCCGGTTCTTGCTCGGGATCGTTGAATGCGACTCGGAGCTTCCGGCTGTAGGCTTTTTTAGCTCTGCATTGACCTCTGGATCAGGGCTGCTGGGTGATCCGTCCTCGTCAAAGGTCGGGTATTTGTTCATAAGCTCTTTCAGGGTGACCATATAAACTCCTTACAAAAAAGCCCCATTGATACTATCTCAGGGGCTTAGGTTCACGCCAACTCGGTATCAGTTGGTAACCAGGAACGCCATCGGCACGTTCTTGCGCTCAACAACACGCTCCCAGCTTGCAGCAAGTGCCAGCTCAGCGATCGAGTAGCTATCCGCAGCCGGTACAGCAGTGGATCCAGAGCCGCTGGTTTTCTGTGCAAAACCGAACGGGTGCAGAACCCAAGTCTTGCGCGTCCACAGGGTCTCAACACCGCCGCCGTTACCCTGACGGGCTTCGCGCTCGATCTCAACCGGCACTTCCGGCGAACCTTCACCGTAACCGAACGCACCCGCGCCAAAGATGACTGATGTGTACTTGGCAGCGTTGGAGCCGTTCGGATCGACTGGCAGACTGTCGTCAACGATAACGCGATTGCCCAAGAATGTCGGGATAGTCATGTTACCCTGAGAGTCAGGGATGAAATCGATGTCATCATTGTCGACCATGCGCTTGTAGACCATTGAATGCACAGCAATAGCGCTCAACTGGTCGTAAGCATCGCCCATTGTTCCGATCACCGCACTGGTGAAGTTTGCACGGGTGAACACGCTGGTAGCGGTCGCAGTGTTAGCCGCCACTGAATGCACCATGTCGCCGTCATTCGCTGCTACGTTAGACGCCAAGACGCCATTAGAAGTAGCGATCAGGCGGCGCTGCCACTGACGCATCCAATACGCATCGGTGCGCTCACGGATACGATCCATCGTCTTCGGCTTCATCGCCAACTCCGAGGCCAAATCTGCAACAGACCAACCCTTGTTCAGGAAGGCTTTGCGGGTGATCTGATCGCCCTGTACGATCTTGTCAGGGGTGGCTAGAGACGCAGGGTCGTCATTGGACAGGTTAGGAGCACTGGTGGCGTCCAAATCTTTCCAGAACGGCAGCTCTGCACTTTTGCCAGCGGCTGAAGCGATAGAATCAAGCAGGTTGTTACGCACAACAACGCCGGATTCAAAAAACGCGGTTTTTTCAGGTGAGTTAACAGACGGCAAGTCTTGGAACACGGTTACATCAATGATGTCGCTCAACTGGGTGGTAGCCATTTTGTATTACCTCAACGAGTGGATTTCAATTGCTCATAGCGAGCCGGATCAGACTTCCTGATCTCTGACAATTCAGCGGATGTGTAATCCGCCCATTTTCCGGCCTGGCCGTTGCGGTTGCCTCCTTGAGCGCCACCACCGCTTGCCTGAGAACCATCCACCAAAAACGGGTAGTCATCAGACAGTTTTTGCTTTAGCTTGGCTGCGTCAACTTCAACGCCACCAACCTCAAACTTCACACCTTCGTCGGTGTATTTTGCAAACTGCAATGCTTCCTTTCTCAGCAGCTCGGCTCGCTTATTGTCACGAGTCAACTCAGTGACAAGCGCATTAGCCGCGCCTTCCAGCTCCTTCTGTTGAATCTGTTGGCGGAACTTGCGAGCGTTATCGCGCTCCGCTTCAAGCTCTGCCTGAGTCTTTTCATACAGGCTCTTGAATTCACCTTTTTCGCGCTGGCGTGCTTCTTCAGCTTCCTGTTGCGCTTTTTCAAGCTCGGTCAGGCGCTCTTTGTCTTTAGCGTGCAGCCCTAGCAGCTCATCACGTTTTGCTTTCAGCCCTGCTAGCTCTTCATCGAGTTTTGCCTGCAACTCTTCGGCTGTAAATGCTTCTACTTCTGTGCCATCTTCAAGCTTAAACTTCGCCACGTTTGCACCTCATGCGTATGTGGTTTGACCCTAGGTCTTTATCGCTGTCAAGTATAGCACGAATTCATTTGACAAGTGCAACCTGATAGGTTTTGGCAATTATGCTAGGGCCAGACCTTCGCGGGCTTTGAGCTGATCCAGATCCAGCGGGACGCCACGGTCATCAACAAACTTCTGAATGTTCATGCCGCCCCTGAACAGTTTCGCCCTCTCCAGCCCCAGTACTTCGTCCTGAAACTCTTTGGGCTGACGCTTTAACCATGAGTTATACGTGGTCTGCGCCGATACCGGCCCGTCCATGCTGGCGCGTTCGCCCTCAATGCCCGGTATCTTGAACTCGTCTTTGACCTTTGGCACCCGGACGCACCGACAGTTATACCCGTTCGGCGTTTGCGGTCCTTGCCCAATAGGGAACACTCGGCCATCGAGGGCCGCATGTTCTGGACGTGTACGCCCATCAAGTGTGGCGGCGTACTCCTCGCCTTGGATCACATCCGCATTAGCCTCATAAGTGCGCTGCCGCGCCACTGAGCCGACATGGTTCACCGCCGTGCGTACCAGTGTTTCAGCCTGACGGCGTGACCGGGTATTGACCAGACCGCCAACCTCCCGTGCCAGCTCTTGCACCGTGCGCCCTTCGATCACTCCGGCCTGAATCGCTGTTTTGATCTGCCGATCCATGCTACCGGCAAACTCGGTGATAAGCTGGTTCAGCGTCAGGCTCTTGATCTGGTTGCCCGAAACCAGCTTCATCTGGCTTCGAGTGACAACGGCGGCAATCTGGTCAACGGACGGCAAAACAGTCTCCACAGAAACCGCGGTCTGCAATGCCTTAGCGGCAAACTCGGCTTGATACTGCGCCAGCTTGGTCAGATTCTCGATCAGATTGATCTCAAGCTGGCCGGTGATCTCGGTGATGATCCGGCTAAGGTCAGCCTGCAAGCCTGCAAGCCGCATCGCCTGAAACTCGGCCGGCGTATCGAGCATCCGGGCTTCAAGCGAGTTTCTGAGGTTCGTCAGTATCGGCAGCAGCTCCCGAATAACGCTGTTGCTGTAGCGCTGCAAGAGGAGCTGTTCCCGGGTGAGCCGGTCGATTAGGAACTGGTTGGAACTCATATCAAATACCAGAATGGATGGCTAGATTGATCAAAATAAGCTTGAAAGGTTCGGGCGTGGCGTTCGCCTCTCGCTTCGTCAATGATGGCTTGTTTCTCGCCTTCCCTCTCCTGTCGGGCTGGCCTACCTGGTGCGTACCTATCGGTCTATCCCAATTTAAATCAAATGGTTTTGATTTACCTTTATAATAAAGCCATGTGGCCTTATTGGCTCTATGCCCATAAGCCGACTGCCAAACCTCGCACACCCATCCGGAACCGCTTTTTTGCCAGCCTGCTACCTTGGGTTTTGTGAGTCCGTGCGCATCCCATGCGTATGTTTGGGCGGGATGCTCAAGAACCCCGCCGCATCGATTAACTGAATCAAGGGCAGACTTAAAACACCCGCCGTCATTACCAGGCTTGTTATGATCGCCACCCCATCGCGCATAGTTAACACGAGCCATTTTTCCCCACAGCTGGCAGGGCGGGTGAGCAACGACAGGCAGGTGTCCATCATACCCACGGGCGTCTCGCCATTCTGGCCAGGCATCAATTTCAGGGTCGTCAACATAACAGCCGTCAGGCTGTACAAATAATGCAGCGATCTTGTGCATAACTATCACCGTATAATTATTTATCACCGATTAGGACAAATGCGCCAGCCGGTCGGTGTTCCGGTTTTCGCCCCGTCGGGCTAGGCGCATGCTCCATTATAACCCAAACGCCTCAACCTGACCCATAATCTCCTCATCGGTCAGCGTGTCATCCACTACGCCCGTCCGGCGCAGGTACGAAAGGATCACTTCACGGCTGATGATGCCGATAGACTCAAGGCCCATCATCTGCGCCAGCATCTGCGGGTCTACAGTGGTGCTGAAAAACTCGGTGTTCATGCTCACGACAACCTCATCCGCATTAGCCCCGGCGAACTCACACACCCAACGCAAGCACAGCTCCAGTGCCTCGCCCACGTTGCGAACAATCGTCTCAAGGACGGACGTTTCCGCCGCCATGTTCGCCCTGACCGCTTCCGCTGTCTGGTTCGCGCCGCCTTCGGTAATGAGCCGTGCGCCGATCATGAGCATCTGTTTCTCTTTGTCCTGCATGGCCTCACGGATAATACCGGACGCTTGCGGCTGGAGCATGGCAGCAGAACCGCCGCCATTAGTCACGATGCCTCGGCGGGCACCGACTTGGACGCCGTTCGGGTTGAGCGTCTGCCACTCTTGAGCCGACATGGTGCCGGTATCAATATGCAGCATGGCCTGACCGGATAGGAAAACATTCTCTTCGGCATCGGCGCTGTTCCGATAGTGCGCGATATTCACCGCCGCCAGGTCATACAGCGTAACCGGATCAACGACCGCATCGTTGTTGACGCTGCCGGGTACAACAAACGGGATCACATCCCAGCGTGACCCGTCCGCCTTGCGTGGCTCCATGGTTTCGATCAGCGTACCGCCGTCATCATACAGCTCTTGGACATACGCGCCGTCAACTAGGCGCAGGACGCGATACTGCACCTCGCTGGTGTAGTCGAAACCGTCTTCGGTCGTCTCGCTGGTCTCTTGAAGGACCACCAGATCAAGCATGCCGCCAGACAGGTGCCAGTTGATAATCGACTCGGCAGCGTACTCGGTGATGACCGGACGCAAGCCCATGGCGATAACGTCCTCTCTTGATAGTCCTTCCGGCGCAGCAGGGTAATCGACTAGCAGGCCATGACGGCCAACACTGGCAACATTGGACACAACAGACCGGGCAAGCTGCACAAGGCTGTTGTTGCTGTTGTCGGCATCCTCGCGGATATATTCGATGCCGGTCGGCAGCTCAATCTCCGGCTCCTTGCGAAACGCTGCGCCAACCAGCGTGTTCAAGGTGCGCCCGACAACGTTCATGAACAGCGCTCGTTGCAAATACGCCTGATAACGCGGGCTATTGCGGTCGTTGTTGTCAGGGTCAGGAATCGGCAGGTAGGTCGGGCCTTTGGCCTTAACGGCGCTCTGACCTGCAATGCAATCACGAACAGCCGCCCACAGTGGCGCGTGAGCGGTGTAGCTGGCGTGGACGGTTGAGACGGGCATTGGATTGTCCTTGTCAATTGGAGTTGGTCAGATTATAGCATTTAGCTATTGACAGGGACAAAGAAAAGCCCTCGCGGGGAGGGCTGTTGCGGATCACGTGGCGCTCAGTCGCGGTCTGCGGGGACGTCAACGTATTCTCGATTCGGTATGTAGGGAAAGGTGATATCCACGGCGCTACCCCTGCTGGTGAAGCAGAAACCGTCAGAATCTCGGAATATGCGGCCTTCGCTGTCATAGGCCGTCCCATCTGCACGCATGAATACGTGTCCGCACCGCTTGTTCTGAGCCTTCATCTCGTCGTCATAGTCAAGCCATAACCATTCATCCGGCTCGCCAGTTAGCGGACCCATCGGCTCGAAATTCAGCAGTTTTTGCAGAGCGGCGATAGCGTAGCTGGCAGAGAATCCGCTATGGCCCTCAGCTGCGAATAACTTACCCATGCGGATAAGATGCTCCCTCATACTGTTCTGCATCTCGTCGTCGCTCTCCGGCATCTCGCGACGGATGTGATCGACGAGGTTGCTGCCGCCCTCGATTCGATCCAGCAGGCGATGGAGTCGGCGCTCCATGCGAGCACGACGCCAGCGGCGGAATCGCTCGAATACTCGGCTTGTAGCGCTGGGCTGATACGGTTCTGCGATTACGGTTTCCACCTCTTCTCCTCGCACGCTTCCGTTAAGGCAATCCTTCAGAATCTTGCTTTTGTCTTCGATAGTCATAAATCACCGCCTCATGATCCGCGCCTGAGAATTGAGAGCGGCAACCTGTCAGGCGTAACAGGTGTTCGGGGATCAGCCTAGCCGCTCTTGCAGTATGCAATAAAAACCCCAGCGTACGCAAGCGAAGAGGCCGGGGCCGTGGCTCGTCCTGAGCCTAGAGAACGCTGTCAGAACAGCGCCGTTTAGAAAGTGGTCGGCTGTGCAATTGAGCGAATCGCGGCCATAAAACCTTTTTGCAGGTCTGTTTTTGCGATAGCAACCCAGCGCTGATCCATGTTCGAGTTCTGTTGCAGCTCCTCAATAATAGCCCCAACTTCTTCCGCCTTCTGTTTTACAGCGTTCATAGCTGCAACCTCTTCAGGAGACAGGTCGCGATACCCCTTGATGTGCTTGTGCTGATTGTCCATTCTCTACCTCTTATCGTTTTGTATTAAAAACACCACCGCCAGCCGGTCGACTAGGTGCCCCTGATCCGTTGGTGGGGTGGTGCCGTGCAGGGCGATTATACCGCAAAACTGATCTTTATGTCGGTGACGGGCTTGTTAATCGGCCACAGTACGTCAACGCAATAACCAACAGCCGTTGTTATGTGCTGGTACTTGTTGCGCTGATCCTCCTGGAATGTCGAACCCTCTTGCAGCTGGACTGTAGCGAGACCCTCATGTGTCCAAGGTGCGGTTTTAGGGTTAACAAATAGCGACCGATTGCCATCAGCCGTACAAATCTTGGCCCTAACCGCGTTTTGCCGGTCTTTGATAGCAGGGTGCGCCTTTTTAACCCGCCTCGTAAATCGCCAGCCGTTATCGCGTAGCACGTCTTCAATTTCGGTGTAGTCAGACGCGTGGCCATGCTTTTCACCGGCGCGGCCAGCCGGGTCGCCAAAAATAACGACATGCTTGTTTTTGTGGTCTTTGAACTTTTCCACAAACTCCATTGCCGCCTGCCTGGAAACAGCGCTTATCAGTACGATCTCATCCAGCAGGTATAGATTATCGCCGCGCTTGACGCCCACAGATGACGACAGCGGGGTGTAGTTCTGGTCGTGCATCCACAACAGTTCTTCATGCGGCAGTATGGCTTCCTCCGTGTAGTTCTCAGGCCCGTAGTAGCTATAGATACGCCCTGTCGCTGTCTCAAAGCTGGCGCAGTATTCCTGATTGTACTGCTGCTGACTCATGGTCCGCTTGGCTGACTCTATAACGTCAGGCGGCAATATCTCCTCGGACTTCCAGTGGTACAACCCCCAATCTGGATCGCCTGACGTTTCGGCATACTGGGCCATGCGGTAGTAATGGTTTAGGCCATCAGGGACGCCGATAAACCAGCACCATGCCCGGTAATCGGGCCGACGTGGATCAACCGTGTTAAGGGCTGGCATGATGTTTGCCTCTATGGAATCCTCTTTAACGTCAGCAATCTCATCAATTATGCCACCCGTCCACGCTATACCCTCAATACGCTGAGGCTTGTCCAGCCCGATGATATGAATCTCGGTGCCGTTGTTTAGAGTAATGATCGGCTGCGGGCTTACGCGAGGCTGGCGCTTGTGAGTGACTGAAAGGGTCAGCTTGCACAGATCATCAAACCAAATCTTTTTTGCCTGATCCTGAGTTGGCGCAGCGGCAAAATATTTTTCATTGGCGTTTTTCATCGCCTGCTTGGCAATAAAGCGCTTTGCTCGCTCAGTCTTACCGGAGCGGCGGCCGGCGGGGACGACAGGGAAGCGAATACCGGACGGGACCGCTTTTATCAGATCGACCTGCTGATCTATGTCCTTTAGCGGATACCAGCGCTCAAGCTGCCGGTCAAGCTGTAGATTTCCTGTTTTCATGCACCTGGTAGCCCGTCAACCAGCTTTTCAAGCGCAGCGGCCAGCCGGTCTGGTCCACCCTCTCCGCCTTCAGGATTCTGTCGCCACTGCTCAGGGCGGCGATTCTTGAGCCAGAATATCGCGGCTGTTGTGTCGGGGTGAATATACTCCCGATACGGCACTATCACCTCTTGCCCTTGGAACTGAAAAACCTTAACCGTATCAATTTGATAACCAACCGCCTTTGTGTAAAGTGCATCCTCAACACGCTGATCGGCACGCTCCTTACCTCTTTTTAAGGCGTCCGAAAACTCTTCGTGTTTTAGCTTCCAGAGCGATATAGTGGACAGCGCTACGCCTATCTCGTCAGCTATTTCCTGATCGGTTGCACCTAGCTTGGACATTGCGCTTGCCAGCTTTAGCGCTTGTGCGTTGTATTTTGTCGGACGACCCCCGGCCATACCGTCACCTAATCAGTTGTTGATAATACTGCCAGTTTAACAGAAACCGCCCCGAAAGGCGGCTATATCCGTTAACCCAGCTTCCTCATCTTCCGCTCAATCTTAGCACGCTCAACGGCATTGCTGACAGCGACCAAAAACCAGACCGGCAGATACCACGGTATGCCGAACCCAATCACCATGCTGAGCAGTGTCAGCACCAGGTGCAGCACATGGCTGGTTTCGTAGTGTGCGAGCCGTTGGGCTAGTATGAGTTGTTCGGTGGTGTTCACGACTGCACCTCTTGCCTCATCAGCATAAACGGGCCTTTTCTACTTACGAAGGCGTTAAACTCTCCACCTGTAAGCCCTGCTCGAACCTTCGGAGTGTGCAAGAGCAGTGTCTTAGCCAACTCGTACCCAGCTTCAAAGTCCATCTCGAAGCGCTCCTCAAACTTAGCTGGGAGGTAATCATCGTCTTCTCGCTGATCA